CCGGGAGGATAAACTCAGTTCCGTATGGTGTCTGCTTTCTGATCTGTGCGTTCGTAGGCGTAATGGCTTGATTCAAGTAAGTCGGAATATAAAGCTCACCAGAACCAGTGAACACTTGAAGGTCACGATTGGAGACCATGTATCTAATCTCGTTGACCTGCCCTGTTGCAGCAGTCAGATCAAACGAGTCAGTATCCTCTGCATCTCCTACGTCAAAGTTAAAGTATTTGCCGATCTGGCTCATCCAAATGGTATCTGGCTGCGCTAAAGTACCACCGAATACTAATCTGTTTTCGTGAAAGCAAACAGCAGCAGGGTATCCCCGCACACCAGAGAAAGCCTGCTCAGACCAATCAGTCGTAGGCGCATGTGTTTCTATTTTTACATAGCCGCCACCATCTTCAGCTTCGTTTGCAGTGCCGCCAGCCGTAAAGGTGTAAGTATTTTCATCAATTATATTGCCAACAGTTCGTGTTCCGTTAAGGTTGCCAGTGTTAATCCCACCGACAGCAGCAGCCTCTTCGATAACAATAGTCTCACCACCAGCAAAACCATGCGCAATATGCGTAACCTCTACCGTGCTAGACCCCTCGATGGTTCTAAGTGGATTAAGAACAGCAAGCCGTATCTTTAACGTATCGACAACATCACCGACGGCTACAGTCGCAGAGGTTACAGAGGTAATGGTTATCTCAGATTCGTGATAGCGAATAGTTGTACCAACGTGACCAGCAACCCAATAGTTAACGCTTGTTGTTAAAGTAATTCCAGTCCCCGTTGTCGCAGAAGGGTCTAATGTAACTCCTTGCGCTTGGAAATTGTAATATGGTTGGTAGATTTTATGATTGTCGGGGCGTGTATCAAAAGAAAAAGTGCTAACTTCAAAGGTAGTTAAGCTAGTTCTTGTGACTAAACGCGGTGCGAACAATGGGTGGCACACCCACATAACGTCACCATACTGAGCAAACGTGTATTGATTTGCGTAGTCTTCGTCAAAAGGTAAAGCAGCAGAGTTTACGTCAGATGTAACTGTAGCGACTAGACTAACTGATCCATCTGCAAGCAAACGGAACGCGCGCAGCTTTTGGTTCTCAATTGAGATAACATACTCTTCATTGTCATCAAAGATGAATGAAGTTAGGACAGATTTGTATGGAGTGTTCGCATCATACGTTAAGGCATAATCGTATATATGCTTTAGGCCATGACGCTTTCTCAAGCCACCTTCTGGTAATACTAAAAAATTCTCAACCCGCTGTGCAGAGGAGTTGAGAATTGGTGTGTCGTTGCGGCTAATAAGTGAATCGCTGACTTCGCCAAACTGAAAGCTACTTATTGGAACTCTAACTTTCTGCATTAACTTCGCCTTTCAGCAATAAACCTCGATGTGTTGAGCTTGCGCGTTGTCTGCGTTTGAGAGTGCAGGCGTCTGGCTTGTGTCATCTGATAGTTAGCTTTCTGCTCCATCAAGCTAGCAAGCTGAGAGTCACGCGCAGCAGAGACAGCAAGAACTCCAGCCATCATATACTCAACCGCAGTAACAAAATATGGAGGCCAGTCAGACTCATCGGCACGAAATATGTAGTCAGCAACTAAAGTTTCTGTGTCAGATGAATTGCAAAACACCTTGGAGCCATAGGTGTCATACTTGATTGGGAAGTCATTTACTGTGACTGCAACGAGCATAATTGACTCAGATGGAAGCTGATAGGCTGCGTCCCAACGTCCAGAGGGCGCATCTGTTAATCTGTTTAAGACAGCTTGGTCAGTAGAAAAGCGCCAGCGTGAGCTGGTCAGAGCTGATCGAGCCATGTCTTCGTACATTGCGTCACAAATTGTTGCTTCCGCAGTGCCATCATCAAAAGACTGAATCACATCACCGCCGATAAGCAATGATGCGCGAGAGCAGATCTTGATGGGTGTGTTTGCTACATCTGGCATTTGAAGTCGGGGGGCCTAAGCCCCCCTCCCTACTTAGTTGTTATCTAAGACTTCATAGATACCATCGTCATCAATAACGACAGCGCCCATGGACATCATAGATGTTGCAAGGTGTGATACTTTTTGCGGTACATAGTTTACCTCAGTAGTCACATCGGCATTGATGCCAAGACCAATTGAGGATGTGTGATACGCAAAGTTCTTACCACCAGCTACAGCAGACGTTGAGAAAATCTTGAAGCCCAAGAACTCTTTCATTGTCATGCCGCCTGCGAATGGCAGGTTCTGTGGCCCTACATAGTCGGACGATGCAAACTCGTTGATAGAGAACAAGTCAGCAAAACCAGCAGGAGACATAGCAAGATAGCGCTGGCCATCTTCCGGAATGTCGGCTGTGCCGAATGTAGAAAACAATGTAAGCAAGTCAGCTTTTTCCAAAGCACCAGCGGTGTCAGCGATCTGAGTTGCGTTTGCACCAGCGTCCATAGCTGTAATGAGGATCTCATCAGTCTTGCGACCGAGTGCAGCAGCAGAAGATTGTGCTACAGCTTGACGCTCGTTGATGTTGATCTTCAGCTCATCGAGCTTGTCGATGTACTCAGGTGCGTAGAAGTCAGCCATTGTTGCTTCTACGTTGGTGTGTACCAATTCCATAGCGGTGACATCACCGTTACGAGTTTTGGTATTTGCAGCGCCTTTACCAATTACTTGGAAACGAGCAACCGAACCAGTGACGTTTGACGAACGAACAGTATTGCGGAGCTTAGACCCCATACGCTGATACGCCAAATGTACTTCTGTTTCGAACTGCTTGATGAAGGCTTGGTCGATAGTATTAGCCATTTTATCAGTCCTTAGATGAAGTTACGATTCAACGGGTGTCCGCTCTTTCACGTCAGCAAGGGTGTCCTTTCGGGCCTTTCAGTGTGTTACGGGCCGTAGTGCCTCATTGTAAACAATCTTTTTGTCTGGATTGCAACGCACAAAATCAACATACTTGTTTGCATCTACTTGGTGTATCCCTACAGCCTCAAAGCCTAACCACGCTGCCCAGTTAAGCATTCCCTCATAATCTGCTAAGATTGTCATGCTCATATAGGTTTCGCTTTGATCGAAGAAGTTGACTAATAGCTTAGACCCACGCGCCATAGCGTGAAAGTTTTGTTTTAAACCATCTGAAAACATTGAAAACATTTGGGGAGATTCTTGGTCATCATTGTACCAAAGCCCACCAACCATAAGGAAGGTGTCGTCATTACGTCTGCAAAGATAGGAGTCAGAGGTCTCATACATTTCGTGCAGGGCTTGCCGAATGTCTGTGTGTCCCAGCAGAATAAGCTCTCTTTTATTTTCTGAGCTTAGGTTCTCGGCCACCTCGTCAACGTGGCCAAGGGTAAACGGGGTGAGATAGTAATCACCCCGCTTTAGTATCTTAACCTCGGTAGACCTGTTTAAAGCCAGCTTCGACTTCCCGTACAAAGTTTGGGTCTCGGTCTTTTGGACTGTAATATCTTGGATCATTCATCATTTCCCTGAGCTTTGCTTCACTCAGTCCGGCTGTTGGCTGAGTATTCCCAGCAAATGATCCACCTTTTAACGCTTCTTGTATAGCCTCTAGCGCAAGAATACCTTCATGGCTTTCGCACATACGCTCGATTGCAGGCATTGCGTTCTCTGGAAAGAACTTACTAGCAAACATAGACGCAGCCTCAATGCGAGTATCTGCATTCTCACCTAGCTTTGCTGCCTCCGCCTCTAAGTCAGGGCCGCTGTCTGTACCAACGGACTGAGCATACATCTCGATACCCTGCTGGAACTCTTCTTGTGAGAAGCCGTTTTCAAACGCATGTTCAGACCACCACTTTAAAAGCTCATTGTCTACAGAGGCTTCTGGATCAATGATGTCAGGAAGTTCATAATCGCCCGCGCTTTCTGGGCGGTTACTAAATGCTTCTTGCTGAAGCTCTTCAAGCAAGCTGTTGCGAATGTCTTCTTCTTTGCTGCCCAGCTTAGATGAAAGCTCCGAGTAAGCCTTGGCTAAGTCCTCACCAGTCTTGTACTTTTCTGGTAGCCACTCAGGACGCTCCTCAGTTTGTGACGTTACGTCACTTTCGATAACATAGTCTCGTGACGTTGCGTCACTTTCTGCTACTTCGACTTCTTCACTCATTTGTTTTTGCTCCTATGTGCATGTGAGATACGCTGTTCAATAAGACCAACAATGTAACGCTGGCCTTCAACGTGTCTCAACTCCTCCGTTGTCACGTTAGGACCGTGAACCATTTCAATGGTTACAGACCGCAAGTAACTCAACACCTGTTTCCCTGTAGGTGTTGAGAATATCTCAGCAATATTTTTACTGATTTCAATGTCTTTGTCGGCAGGGCGCTGAAAGCCATCCCTGCCAATATTAACCTTGTTGTTCAACAGGCGCTCCCATTTGCTGTTGCTGTTGCTGCTGTGCCATTTGCTGCGCCATCGCTGCTATCTGCTTCCGTTGATTCTCATCACGGATCAAGCTCTCAGGCACACCAAACTTCTTAGCAAGATGCGCTGCTGTTTTCTCCCCGTCAATAAGAAGCTGCAACATCTCTGGGCCGAACACGCCACCAACAAGCTCCAAGAACCGTGCAATGCTTGAGATGTCTTGGTTGGCTTGAGCTTGAGCAAGCGGAGATACAGACCGAATCTTAACCTCACGGCCATTGATAGACGGAACTTCGATACGGCCTTGCTTCTTCAGGATGTAGATAACCCGCTGCAACAATGGCTGCACAAGCTCTGCTTGCAATCGTCCAAAGGCAGAACCCATGCGCCGAGACAAGTCTGCCATACGCTCTGCAACCTCAGTCGCGGTAGCTGGTGTTCGATCTGGATTGCCAAGCATGTCGTTGTAGAGAGCGCGCTTAATGTTAAGACGCATATCACTCAGTACAAGCTGGGCTACATCAAAGCTGCCTGCCGCTTGGATTGGCTGCAAGCCAGCAGAACCCATAGCTTTAGGAATGATTGAACCTGGAACAAGTTGAATCGTATCAGGGTTAATGACGCCATCGTCATCAATTTGATAGACACCAGATATAGCCATTTGAGCGTTTTCAAGAATTAACTCAATAGTTAGATTGGTTGTCTTAATGGCAGACAGAGCGTTAATTAGTGGGCCACGACCATAGATTTCACCAGCACACTTAGACCAGCGGAAACAAATGAATGGGTTAGCCCCAAGTCCAGATATTTCTTTATAGTAAAGCACTGTCTCAGTGTTCATGCAGATTGCATAGTGAAAGTAAGCATCCTGATTCTTGCGAGAATAGTCTTTACAAACAAGCTCAAGAACAGTCGTCTCTGCTTCTTTACCCATCTGGGCCATGACTTTAGGATCGAACGTAGCGTTAGGATACAACTCAGATAGCTGGTCATACTTAACTTTCTTACGCTCACGATAAACGTGGTCGATCTTATCGTCAGGCCCAGTGTCCAGCACGACATGAGGTAAGGGTATCGCACTGAAATTAATAGGATTAATTGCATCCCCTTCTTCAACACAAAGGATACCTGTGCCGACAGCTAAGTCCATGAATGATTCATGCACCTCTTGGCTGAAGTTGG